AAAAATCGGATGATGAACGCTTTGCGGACCAATCCAGTGCCATTGGGCTTTTAGCCGAGCAACAAAAAGACATCTTGGAAAAATTGACCGCACTTCACGGCGATTTAGAAAATCAACAAGCCGAAATTGAAGAAATGAAAGCGGGCAATGCCGAAATCCATGCAACGTTTGAAGAACTCAAACAAAAGCCGGCACAAGCCGAAAACTCCCGCCCATTAGTTTATGGTGAACAACCTGAAACTGACGGCCGCTTCTTTTAATTTATCTTAGGAAAAAACCAAATGAATAAATTTACCCAACAAAAATTCCAAGCTTACATTGCAGGCGTTGCACAAGATAACGACGAAGATGTGGCATTTGTTGCAAATGGCGGGCAATTCACCGTCGAACCAACAATTCAACAAAAGCTTGAAAATGCAGTGCTTGAAAGCTCCGATTTCTTAAAGCGCATCAACGTTGTGATGGTGCAAGAAATGAAAGGTTCTGCATTGCGTTTAGGCGTACTTTCACCAGTTGCAAGCCGTACCGATACCAACACCAAAGCACGTGAAACCACGGATATCCACAGCTTACAAGAAAACGTATATTCTTGCGAACAAACCAACTTTGACACGCATTTAAACTATGCAACGTTAGACAGTTGGGCGAAATTCCCTGACTTTGCGGCACGTATTGGCAAACTTAAAGCAGAACGCATTGCATTAGACCGTATCATGATCGGTTGGAACGGTACAAGCGTGGCAGCAACAACCAACCGCACATCAAATCCATTATTGCAAGATGTGAACAAAGGTTGGTTGAAACAAATCGAAGATAAAGCAACCGCACGCGTAATGAAAGAAGCGAAAAGCGGTACAGGCAAAATCGAAATCGGTGCAGGCAAAGAATATAAAAATCTTGATGCATTAGTTTATGCACTGAAAGAAGATTTCATCCCTGACCAATACCGTGACGACACAAAACTTGTGGCAATCATGGGCAGTGATTTACTCGCAGATAAATACTTCCCGCTAATCAATCAAGATAAACCAAGCGAGCAAGCGGCAGGCGATACCATTATCAGCCAAAAACGCGTAGGCGGTTTACAAGCCGTAACCGTGCCATACTTCCCGAAAAGCACTGTATTGGTGACATCACTCGACAATTTGTCAATCTATGTTCAAGAAGGTCGTGTTCGCCGTCACTTAAAAGACGTGCCGGAACGCAACCGTGTGGAAGATTACTTGTCATCCAATGAAGCTTATGTGGTTGAGAACTACGAAGCAGTGGCAATGGCGAAAAACATCACCATTCTTGATGCACCAACTCACGCGTAATCATAATGCGACCAACTAAACGTCACTTTCTCGAAGTTTCTGCCGCTATCGCTAATGCGGCAGAAACCGAAGATCTAAGCGACTTCACGGAATACGAAAAAATGTGCCGTATTCTTGCGCGACATCGGAAGGATTTAAAAAATATCCAATCGACAGAACGTAAGGCCGCATTTAAAAAGCAAATTTTGCCTGACTATCTACCATGGATAACAGGGGCGCTGTCTGCCGGAACAGGCAAACAAGATAACGTCTTAATGACATGGTGCGTGTGGGCAATCGACTGCGGGGAATATCACCTTGCCTTGCAGATTGCGGATTATGCCGTATTCCATGACTTGCGATTACCTGAACCGTTTACGCGAACACTTGGCACATTATTGGCGGAAGAATTTGCCGACCAAGCAAAAACCGCACAAGCCGCCAATCAGCCATTTGAAGTGGATTACTTAGAGCAAGTACAACGCATCACGGCTGACTGCGACATGCCAGATGAAAGCCGTGCGCGATTATTGCGTGAATTAGGCTTGTTATTGGTTGAAAAGAACCCTGAACAAGCCTTGCAATACCTTGAACGTGCTTTAGGGTTAGATCAGAAAGTGGGCGTGAAAGGCGACATTAAAAAATTACGCAAAAAATTAAGCAAAGCCGATGAATAATCGGATTTGATAACGAGCAAACCACGCACCCGCGGGGCGGATAAAAGCGCGGTCAGGTTTCTTTACCTCTTTTCCTGATTGTTGCTCTTTATCCTCACCCCGCTTTTTTATAGGTAGATTTTATGTCAGACGGTGCAATCTCAATCAAACTCGCCCCCGATTATGAGATGGGCGCAGTGCAAAAACAACTGGAAGATTACGGAACAGGTGAAGATATTATTCGAAACGATGATTTTTTCCCTGATATTTCTCTTTCTGCTTTTCGTAATCAATATCGTGCAGACGGCACAGTCACCGAACAACGCTTGCAAGATGCATTGATTGAAGCCATCGCCAGTGTGAATGATGAGTTATCTACATTCAAAGCACAAAGCGAATATCACCACCTTGAACAAATCCCCGCGCCATCAGTCAACGGCGAAAGCGTGTTGATTTATCGCTATAAACGTGCGGTGAACTGTTTGGCACTAGCGAACCTTTACGAACGCTATGCTAGCTATGACAGCACAAACGATGGTGAAAAGAAAATGGATTTACTCAAAGACAGCATCAACGAATTAAGACGAGATGCCCGCTTTGCCATTAGTGACATCATCGGCAAAAGACGGGTCGATGCGGAGTTAATTTAATGGAAGTTTACGCACAACAAAATGACAACTTGGACGCCATTCTTTATCGCTATTTTGGCCATAGTGAAGGGCTTTTAGAAATTGCGTGTGAATTAAATCCGCACTTAATGGATAAACCCGTCATTCCCATCGGAACACCAGTAATATTGCCAGAAACTGACACTGGAAAGATCAGCGTGGCAAGTGACACTATACAACTTTGGAGCTGATATGCACGACACACCATCAAGAGCATCTTACATATCAGGATTATTTGCCTTCTTTATAGGACGCATTGCGGATATGTTCTCAAATGTAAATTGGGCTGACGTTGCATCTGTAACAGGTATTGTGATCGGCGTCGCAACATTCCTTGTAAATTGGTATTACAAGAAAAAAGATTTTGAATTAAAAGAAAAAGAATTAAACCAACGGAGCCATCACCATGATTAAACGAACAGCGAAATATGTATGCAGTGTAGTGGCGATTGTAGGATTGGCACTCTCTTTACACGGGCATGAAATTAGAACATCAGAAAAAGGCTTGCTATTGACTGGCAATGCAGAAGGATGTCAAAGAGTGCCATATAACTGCCCTGCAGATGTATTAACATTCGGGTTAGGAACCACTGATGCAGTCGAAAAAGTCATTCCACATAAAGTCTATACAGATGAAGAAATTGCAAATGCCTTTACAAAGGGAATTAAACAAGCCGAAAAATGTGTGAATACGTATGCAAACGGTCAAGCAATGCCGCAAGGTGCATTTGATGCCTTAGTGTCAATTACCTTTAATGCAGGATGCGGGAACTTAAAAAACAGCACGCTTTTTAAAATGGCACGGAAAGGATATAGCAAAGCCATGTGCGGTCAATTTGAACGATGGATTTATGCAAACGGCGTTCCACTGAAAGGCTTAATTGAAAGACGACAAAAGGAGAAAGCATTATGTTTGGGTTCTTAACGAAAAAAGAAAAATACATTTTATTGGTTGGCCCGCTCATGCTTGTGGCAATTATCCTGTTTCAAGGGTGGCAAGCTAACCACTGGCGAGCTGAAGCAGCAAAAGAAGAACAATTAAAACAACAATGGGAAGCGTCTTACATTGCCTTAAATGAAAGCGTGGATAAATTCAATGAGCAACAAAAAGCACTCACGGAAGTCGTTAATCAATTAAAAATCTCTCAAACCAAGCAAACACAGGATTTAAAAAATGCACTTAAAAAACACCAAGATTGGGCTGACACTTTTATCCCTGATGATGTTAGCGGCGTGTTCAACTACACCGAAAATCATTAAACAGCCAATTCTATGCCCGCAAGTCGCAGAATGTACACCATTTGCCGCCACAATTAAAACAAACGGGGATTTGGCTAACGCTTATCTACAAAGCCAACAAAAGCTAAGTGTATGCATTGTTGAGAATCAAGCATTAAAGAAATGCATTGATGAATTTAATAAACAGGAAAAACAATGACCGATCAATTTGACCGTGCGCAAGAACTCGAACAAATGACACGTGATATTGCGTTAAAAAAACACCGCACTTTTAAAGCAATCAGTGCGTTTTATTGCGAAGATTGCGACATCCCCATTCCTGAAAAACGCCGCCAATTAATTCAAGGCGTAACCCGTTGCGTGGATTGTCAGAAAAAATATGAAATGCAACAACGGAATTTCAGAAAATGAGAAAAACAACACTTTATCTCGCTATTGCCGCGTCATTGCCGTGTTTAGCAAATACGTACACCGTACCATTTAGAGATGGCCCATTTGGTAAATATTCAAATTACCCTGACGGAAGAATAACAGAAGTATGCATTCATCAAGTAGGCTATTTGATGACGGACACTGGACATTTGATTGTTGCCGTAGATAAAGACAGCCGACCATTAATTTGCAGAGATACGCAAAATGAAAAAGCCAAACCAACTGCGCAAAATCCTTGAGCAAAGTCACCAAGACTTTGTGAAAAATCCTGACCGCTTACAGCTTTACGTTGACGGCGGTCAAGTTGTTGCAACAGGCAGCACATCACTGAGTTTTGAGTATCGTTACACGCTCAACATCATCATCACAGATTTTGCCTTTGATATTGCAAGCCTAATCGTGCCGATTAATGCGTACTTACGGAAAAACCAACCAGAACTATTTGAAAATCCGCAACGCCGTGAAAACGCATTTAAATTCCAAATGGATTACAACAATAACAACACAGCGGACGTATCTTTTGAAATCCAACTAACTGAACGAGTTGTGGCAAAACAATTGGGCGAAAACGTGCAGATGACTTACGCCACCGAGCCAACCGCACCGGAATGGGAACAGTTAGGAAAAGTGAAAGTGTATCTAGGCGAAATTGAAGAAAGCAATCTAATTTTTAAAGGCGGTGAATAATGGCAACGGTGGAAGAAGTCCAAGCGAAACTAAACGCACTTATTAATAATCTCTCACCGCAATCCCGCCGCCAGTTAGCACGAAACATTGGGCAAGCTTTACGAAAAAATCAACAAGCCCGCATCGCACGTCAAGAAAACCCAGACGGCACCGCATTTGAGCCAAGAAAACCAAGAAAAGAATTTGGCAAAAAGAAAGGCAGAATTAAGCGAAAAGCCATGTTTGTGAAATTGAGAACGGCAAGATATTTCAAAATTCAAAGCAATGCCAATGAAGTGTCGGTTGGGTTTACTGGACCAAGTTCAACAATCGCAAAAATCCATCAATACGGATTAATGGGCGGTCCATCAGGTCCACATGGGTTTAAGGTACGTTATGCACAGCGTGAATTATTAGGTTTCAATCAACGCGATTTAGATTTGATTGAAGATTTAGTCATTAAGCATCTAAGTATTTAACAGCGAGTTTTCATGAATAATTTGCAATTATCAGTTTTATTAAACGCTATTGACAGAATGTCAGCTCCATTGAATAACGCAAGTAAAAGCGTGTCGGAGCTTTCCAAAAAACTTAAAGAAAATAGAGCTGTTCGCGCCCACTTAAGCAAGCAGGAACGAGAAAACGAAGCGGCTATCAAAAAGTATGCAGCAAAGATCAACCCATTAAAAAACAAATTAAGCGCACTCAACAATGAAGTGGCAAAAGCTAAACAAAAAGCCTCCTTATATGCCAATCAATTAAATAGTGCCAAAAATCCAACCGAGCAATTCAGAAAGAAAGTGTTGGATGCACAACACGCCGTCAAAAGATTAACAGCCGAGCAAACCGCGACAGCCAATAAATTAAAACAAACTCGCAAAGAACTGAATGCTGCAGGCTTATCATCAAAAACACTTGCACAGCGTCAAAGCGAATTAAAAAGCAAAATGAGTGCAGCAAATCAGCAGATTAGCAATCAATCCGCCGCATTGAGTAAATTAAACGCCAAACAGGCGGCTTATAATCGCTATCGTGGGAAAGTCGATAATCTCAAAGACATTAACAGCAAAGCACAAATTGTCGGTGCGCAAGCACTTGCAGCAGGCGCGACCATCACCGCACCTTTGGTCGGTTCCGTGCGTGATTTCATGAGCTTTGAAGATGCTATGGTTGGCGTAGCAAGACAAGTGCAAGGCTTGAAAGATGACGCAGGGAATTTCACGTCTGAATTTGAACAGTGGAAATTAAATATTCAGGATCTATCAAAAGAATTGCCGCTCACTACCGTGCAAATTGCCAATATGATTGAAAGTGCGGCAAGAATGGATGTGCCAAAAGAACAGCTTGCCGAATTTGTGCGATTAAATACACAAATGGCAACGGCATTTGATGCAGCTAATCCGGATGAGCTTGTCGAACAATACGGCAAAGTAACAAAAAACTTTAAACTATCTGCACAAGCATCACGCGAACTGGCTGATGCCATTAACTATCTTGATGATAACGCCATTTCTAAAGGCACAGAAATCATCGGATTTATGAACCGAGTTTCGGGGATTTCTGGCATCGCTAATATTAGTGAAAAGAACATGGCGGCTTTAGGCTCAACATTGCAAACTGCGGGGGCGGCAGAAGAACAATCAGCGACAGCCGTCAATGCGATCTTCACGCGCTTGTCACAAGCAAGTAAGAAAAAGCCTGTTAAAAATGGCTTGGCCGCGTTAGGGTTAAGTGCAAATGCTGTTGAATTAGGCATGGTTAAAGATGCACAAGGCACTATTTTTAAAATCGTGGACGCACTCAAAAAGCTGCCTGAATCAAAACGCCTTGGCACTATTGCTGACTTAGTTGGCACGGAACACACAAAAACGCTCGCATTGTTAGTATCAAATACTGAAGAATGGCGCAGACAAATTGAACTAGCCAATAGTGAAGCGGCAAAAGGCTCAATGGGGCGTGAATTTGACACGAGAATGAAAGCGCTGTCGTCTAAATGGGGCATTTTTAAAAACAGACTTTTCAATATCAATTCCGTTATTGGGGGAACCCTTGCGCCAACGCTTGAACGATTAATGGATAAAATCGGCGGCGTGGTTGAAAATATCAAAAATTGGATTGTCGCCAATCCGAAACTAACATCCTATATTGTCATGTTTGCAGGTGCGATTGGCGGAGCATTGACGATTTTTGGGGCATTAAGCACAGTTTTAAGCTTTGTCTTATACCCTATCGCACGGCTAGGCTTGGCATTGGCAAATTTAGGCGTGCTATTGCCAAGAATTGGCGGTGCAATCGTTCGTGGATTGTTGTCACCGCTTAAATTTGTGGGGCTTGCATTATCCCCTATCGGTGCCGCTATCATTGCTGCAGGTATGGCCATATTTAAATATTGGCAACCGATCAGCTCATTCTTTAGTGGATTTTTAAGCGGGCTACAATCAGGATTACAACCCGTCATAGACAAATTCAAGCCGCTTGTCGGTTGGATTGAAAGTGCTTTTAACTGGTTCACTAACCTACTTGCGCCAGTACAAAGCACAAAAGAAGATTTAGATGCTGCCGCTAGTGCAGGTAAGAAATTCGGCGAATGGCTTGCTGCAGGTATTGATTTAGTGACAAAACCTTTGCAATGGTTGATGGATGGCATTAAGTGGGTGCTTGATAATATGCCAACGCTTGAAGGCATTGGAAAAACAATCGACGCGGCAAAACAAAAAGTGTCAAATGCCACAGCTAATGCCATGAATAACAGCGCAGCAGGAAACTATTTCATGACAGGTGCAGGGCTAGACGTGCCAAATGTGAATAGATGGTCAGGCGGTTACGCGGGAAATGGCGGAAAATATGAACCTAAAGGCATTTTTCACGGTGGCGAATACATCATGACAAAAGAAGCTACAAACCGTCTAGGCATCGCCACGCTGAACGCCTTAAATTACGGAAAACAAGCCTTAATTGCGGGCGGTTTAGGTATCGGACTTGCCACAGCCGCACCAATTCAGGTGGATAACAGACCGCCAATTTCCGCACGTCCAAGCATCAGCCAAACCATGCAACCAATGGCGGTCAATATCACCATTAATGCACAAGCAGGGCAAAATGAACGAAAAATCGCCCAACTTGTTGCAGCCGAGCTTGAACGAATCAACCGACAACAACAAGCAAGGGCAAGAAGTCGAATGACAGATCGGGCATAAAAAATAAAAGGGCGAAAGCCCTTTTTTGTTACCAAGTTTTTCACACTCCCCCACACTCGCAAAATTAAACAAACTCACCAAAAATAGGGGCAATTATTACAAGTAGAAATCCGCCCATGTCAGCCGATAACAACCGCAGAATTGAAAGCATCATCCGCTTTGGCTTAATTGCCGAAGTCGATCATGCACAAGCAAAAGCACGGGTAAAGTGCGGCGAGATTTTGACGGATTTTTTGCCGTTTATCACTTTCCGCGCAGGCACAACAAAAACATGGTCGCCGCCAACACAAGGTGAACAATGCGTCATCTTGGCGGCAAGTGGTGAACTAACAACAGCGTGCATCATCACAGGGCTTTACACTCAAAACAGTCCAAGCCATTCAGCCGATGAACACGTGATCGAATTTGCCGATGGCGCAAAAATCACCTACAACCAAGCCAACGGCGATTTGGTTGTGACAGGAATAAAAACCGCCAACATCAAAGCCGAGAATCAAATCAATATTGACTGCCACACTGTCAACATTAAAGGCGATGTGAATATTGACGGAGAAGTGACATCAACAGGCGACATGATAGCGGGCGGCATTAGTCAGATGAAACATAAACACAAAGATGTTTCGAAAGGTAAAGACAAAACTGGAGAGCCTGAATAATGAATCGATTTACAGGCGAGAAAATCACAAGCGAAACGGAACACATCAAACAGTCAATCGCAGACATTTTATTGACGCCAATCGGTTCACGTTTACAACGCCGAGATTATGGCAGTCGTATTCCTGAACTCATTGACAGACCAATGAATCACGCTTTGTTGCTCCAACTTGCCGCAAGTGCGGTAATGGCATTACACAAGTGGGAACCACGCGTGACGATTAGCCAATTTAAACCACAGCTTACAGAAAACGGCATCACTTGCTCCATCGTAGGCAGAACAAGAAATCAAAACAACGTCATCAATTATGATGATGTATGGCTAGGCGGTAAGAATGAGCGAATTAGTTGATTTATCAAAACTTGACGCACCGAAAGTTTTAGAAGATCTTGATTTTGAAACATTGCTTGCGGAAAGAAAGCAAGAATTCATCAATTTATTTGACGAATCAGAACGTGCATTCTGGCAGTCTCGCTTAAGCCTTGAAAGCGAACCCATTACAAAACTCTTACAAGAAGTTGTCTATTTGCAACTGCTTGAACGCACACGCATCAATCAAGCCGCACAGGCAACCATGCTTGCTTATGCAACAGGGAGCGATTTAGACGTTATCGCCGCCAACTACAACGTAAAACGCTTACTTATTCAAGCGGAAGATAACTCAACGACACCACCAAAGCCAGCAATCTACGAAAGCGATGCGGAACTTCGAATTAGAACACAACTAGCCTTTGAAGGAATGTCAGTCGCAGGGCCAAGAAACGCTTATGTGTTTCACGCCTTATCCGCTCACGGCGATGTGGCTGACGTGTCAGTTGTATCACCTGAACCCGCCCATGTTACCGTCACTATTTTAAGCCGAACTGGGCAAGGCGTAGCAAGTGAACAAGTGTTGAAAGCCGTCCGAGAAAAATTGAATGAAGAAACCATTCGACCAATCGGGGATCGTGTAACAGTGCAAAGTGCCACAATCCAAACATACGAAATCCGAGCAAAATTGCATTTATATCGTGGGCCTGAATATGAAGCAATAAAAGCTGAAGCAATGAAAAAACTCACTGCATACACCGCAGAAAAACGCAGATTAGGTCGAGATATTAGCTTGTCGGGAATTTATGCTGCACTACACCTTGAAGGCGTTCAACGAGTGGAATTACTCACACCAACAGCCGATATTGTTTTGCCTAGCTCAAAATCAGGCTATTGCACAAATATTAATATTGAGATTGTAGTAAGCGATGATTACTAGTCACCTATTGCCAATCGGTTCAACAAAACTGGAAAAACGAGCCGCAGAAATTTTAAAAAGTGCGGTTGAAAATCCAGTCATTATTGCTGACTTGATCAACCCTGAAAAATGCCCATCAGAGCTTCTATCCTATTTGGCATGGGCGTTTTCGGTAGATAAATGGGACGAAGATTGGAGCGAAGAAGTCAAACGCATTGCCATTAAACAATCTTTTTTTGTGCATAAACACAAAGGCACCATTGCCGCCGTAAAACGAGTGATCGAACCAATAGGCTATCTTGTTGAATTAAAAGAATGGTTCAATCAAAAACCGCAAGGCAAAGCAGGCACGTTTAGCATTACCGTAGAAGTGCCGGAAACAGGATTGAACGAGCAAACCTACAATGAATTAGTGCGATTAATAAATGATGTCAAACCTGTTTCACGCCATTTGTCACAACTCGCCATCGCCATTTCTCCAACTGGCACAATGAACACATTCTTTGGGCAACAAACAGGCGAAATCGTCAGCGTTTACCCTATTTAAGGATTTATATGACACCACAATATTTCACAGTATTAACTGACTACGGCACACAAGCTTTGGCAAAGGCTTTAGCAACGAATCAGCCAATTAGATTATCAAGCTTTGCAGTGGGAGATGGTAACGGACAAGCCGTTACACCAACTACAGACCGCACAGCGTTAGTTAAAGAGACACACAGAGCCAATGTCAGTGCAGTGTCACTTGATCCAAGAAACAACAAGCAAATCATCATTGAATTGGCCATACCAGAAGATGTGGGCGGGTTTTATATCCGAGAAATGGGCGTGTTCGATAGCGCAAACAAATTAGTGGCTTATGCAAACGCTCCAGAAAGTTTTAAACCAACACTCGAAAGCGGAAGCGGCAAAGTGCAAGTGTTGCGGATGATTTTAAAAGTCAGCAATTCCCAAGCCGTTACATTAAGCATCGATAATTCGGTGATTTTTATTACACGTCAGCAGTTCACCCCACAAAAAATCACATCATCAACCACAAATGGCTTTGATGAAAGCGGGCATGCACACGAAATCGAAAAAGCCGATACAACAAAAGCGGGGATTGTTCAACTCACTGATGACACAGGGCTTGACAGTGACAAATTAGGATTGTCTGCAAGAGCCGGTAAAAAACTTGCACAACTCATCAGCACGGTTCAACTCGCACTTGGCAATTACATTCCAAACAACAAAAAATCAAATTCAGTTACTAGCACAAGTAATGACAATGTGGCGACATCGTCAGCCGTCAAAACAGCTTACGACAAAGGAGTTGAAGCAAAAACTGCTGCAGATAATGCAAACCAAAATGCAGAAGGTCGAGTACCGAAAACAGGTGACACAACTATAAACGGTACATTGAGAGCTAAAAATACATCTGGAGGATGGAGCGCTTATCAATTTGAGACATCACAAGGCTTTTGGCAGTTAGAGGTTCACCCCAATTCGCACGAAGAGGCTAATCGTCGTTTTAATATGATGTTTATCCCTAATATAGGCAATCGTGTCTATCTATCATTCCCAGCACTAGGAAATAACGGTGAAGTTGTTGCCTATCAAAGCTGGGCTGTGAATAAAGCTGGTGATACCATGACTGGCATTTTGTATTCTGTTGGTATCTCATCTAAGCATTATGGGTATGGTAACTATGCTAATCAATATACCAGCGGCGCCCCGTTTTTAGTTAACGCCGAAGGGTCGCAAGATCGTGATACGTATCATCCATTTGTTAAAGGGGTGGTGCGGTCAAAAGGACGTTATGGCGCTGGATTTTCGCTTGGCTACACGACCAAGCAAGGCGCTGGCGATGGGTTCGGCAGAGGAATAATTAACCTTATCGAAGATAATGGGACAAGTAAAAACTGGAGCTTCGAACACAATGGCGACTTTAATTCTGCCGGTGATATTAGAACATCGAGTGGTAAGTCTTTAAATACTGCCGTACAGCTCAGTGATTATCGCTCTCAATGGGGACAGACAGGATGGGTTAAATTGCCTAATGGGCTAATTTTACAATGGGGCAAAACGCCAGTAATTCACGACGAAAGAAGCACGGATATTGTTTTTCCAATCGCATTTCCAAATAAAGTTTTAAATATTCAACTAACGGAAAATCAGATGCGTACAGTCGAAGCGAATGCGACACATTTAGCGGCTCTTAATGTAACTAACTCAAAATTCACATTCAAAATTAACTCCACCTTACCTATTGATTCGTCGGCGGATTGGTTTGCTATTGGATATTAACGAGGTTTAAAAATGTATTTTTACGACAAAACCACAAATGGATTCTACATAGAGGGCTTGCACGAAATCCCAACAGGAGCAATGGAAATTAACGAAGAATCCTATCAAAAATTGCTTGAAGGGCAAGCCACTGGTAAGCAAATTATTGCCAATAAGCAAGGTAATCCAGTTTTAGTTGACCCACAACCAAGTAACGCACATGAGTTAAATCTTGATACTTTGAAATGGGAAATTTCGGCCGAAAAACTAACCGCACTTTTAACTGAAAAACGTGACGCCTTGATTGATAAAATTGACAATCACGCCGCCACAATCTACAGCCAATGGACGCGATTTGAAAGTGAGTATCGTGAACGCCAAACGGCGGCTGAAGCTTATAAGGCAGCAAACTATCAAGGTGGCTGCAGCCGTTATATCACAGATTTTGCCAAACGTGCTGGGTTAAATAACAAAGCCGCAACAGATTTAATTCTATTACAAGCGGCGGGACTTGAAAAACTACAGGTCGAGCTGGCTAACCAGCGCATGCGTAAGTATGAGCTCAAAGCACCTAATCTAACGCTAGAGCAACTACAATCAATCTATGATGACATCATTAAACAAATGGATCACTTAATGGAGGCTTATAATAATGGCTAATGTTTATTTGGCGATGTACAAGCACAAGAGAGACTGGCGCAAAGAGCCCGTCAAAGCAATTGCCGACCGTATTACTCGATTTTTCACTAAGGGCCAATACTCACACTGCGAGATTGCCATTGAGCGCATTGAGTTTGGTAATGGACATCATTATGAACATGCGGCAGTATATGACTGCTACTCCTCATCGGTACAAGATGGCGGGGTGCGCTGCAAACAGATTGATGTGTCCGATAATACCAAATGGGATTTAATTCCGCTGGACGGTGTGCCCGAAGCAGAAATCAAAGCCTATTTTGACCGCACTTTGGGTTGTAAATATGATTGGTGGGGTGCATTGGGTATTGTATTGGGCATTAAGCAAAAACGCTCAAAATATTTTTGCAGCGAATGGTGTTTTAATGCGCTTTCAGGCAATGAAGAAGGCTGGCGATTTAGCCCAAATCAGTTAGTAGCAATTTTCCAAAAATAGACAAACGGCGGGCAATTCCGCCGTTTTTATCCGTCCAACTCTACCTAACCGCCCTTTGTTAGTTTAAATACCACAACGCCAACCGCTCGCACTGCTCTATTCTCTCGATCACAATAAAGACATTATTTAACCAATAGAAACCATAGGGCTAAAATATGTCAGATGAATATCTCCATGGGGTCAAGGTTACGGAAATTGCCGAAGCCTTGCGAACACTCACCACATCATCCACTGCAGTTATCGGTTTAGTGGCAACCGCACCAGATGCAGATGCATCGGTTTTCCCACTCAACAAACCCACTCTTTTAACTGGCATCACCGCCGAAATGCAAGCCAAAG